CTGGAAAACGCGTACTTTTTCTGACCCAATAGGTGTTGCTTCATCCTTGAGTGTTGCTGCTGTAACAGGATATGCTCTCTCACCTCGAGTCCAACAATCGATCAATCGATTGTACTCGGTCATGATATCTTCATCTGGAATGCGATCTTCACAATATTCACCAATCATCACGTACTTGAACTTACGTTTTTTGGGTCCGAAAAGCGGGAATCCCATACTGGTGTTCATTGGCATTGCATCAATAAATCGCTTACCTGGTATACCCATAATTGTTTCCTTCATGGTCAAAGGACACACCACTTCTTTCTTGATATGTTCCTTAATGAATGCAAAAATGGGTTTGGCATAATCATTCCGTGCTCTTTGCAATAAAGATGGTAAAAAAGGTTCTGCTGGATGCGCAATGTGTTCGAGTGTGGCATTAAATGCTTTCCAATTGGGGTCCAATTTAGGAGGTCCCCAAGCATTTTTCATACCGAAAAGCTCTTCAGCATCTTTCGCCAACACAGATGGTACAACTTTACTCTTTGACTTGGCACGCAGACGCGTTGAACCATAAATGTCAATTTCTGCGTCTTTCAATTCATGGACAAACTTTGCATTGGGATGAATATCCTCAGTGGTGATCACTGTTTTCCCATACTGTGTTTCAGGCAAATCAGTAGCACTAGCCATGCCACGTATGCCTGGTAACAACATTAGTTTTTTCCTCAAATCATCAGCCATGGACTGTGTAACTGTCATCATCACACCGTGTTTTTTACTAGGATTTCCACCTATATGGAAACCTGCGATGACGGGATTTTTCTCCTCTGTCACCAACATGGACATGCACGCACCAGTACATGCCTTACTAGTAGTATAACAACCACCTTCCATGGACAAGTATTTGTGTCCATATTTTCCATGCTCAACTGTCAAACGTTCATGAGTTAAATGTACATCCTTGTCACGTACCATCATTGTGCACACTGACCTTCCAGTAGGAACAGATAAGGGTAGGAATTTCTTCACATTGTTTGTAATGTCAGGACAACGCTCAACAAAACATTCCACCATATCAAGTCCTTTTAAAAAGACAGTGTTTTGGTCCATCTCAGCAATGAATTTGAACT